TTCCACTGGCAGTAATTGCAGCTATTTCGTCAGCTTCAACAACTGTAAAAATGCTTGAATCTGATGAGTTTATCAGCACACCAGCTGCAACCGTAGCTGTAGGGTCTGCCCCAGGGCCAATTTTAACAAACACATCAGCAGTTGTAGCGATTCTTACTTTGGTAACTTGCGCTGGGCATCCTCCAGAACGAGTTGCTCCAGAGGTAGTTGTAGCAGACAAGTTTTCACTTGAATTTACTCTGTAGTAGTTATTTTGTCGGGCCATTTGACTTTTCCTAAGCTTTAATGTTTTTATCTGAGTTCATTTCAAAACCTAGCTCTATACCTTTGAGCTTTAGTTCTTCTCTTTTTAGTGCCATGTTATGTTCAAGTTCAATTCGTTCTAATTCCATCTTAGAAACTTTTAACTCTAGCTCTTTAGCTTTTACCTGAGCTTCCAATTGAGATGCTTGCGCTTCTGTTATCATAGCTTGTGCTTGAGCCTGTGCTAATTGCTCTTGAGGACTCAGTGGCATAGGTTCTGTCGGAGGCTGGCTGATAAACTTGTCTACATTTTTGATGCCCATCTCGTCAGCTATTTCAGTAACGAGATTATAAATGTTCTGGGGCTGGACAATTCCTTTGGTCTGTGTAGCAACCTTTTCTACAAGGCCAGCAAAATTGCTCATGTTTTGTAGTTTTACATCTTGGTCGCCGTATCCAATGCCAACCTCAACATTTACATCTAGGTCTTCTCGCCAACTACCAGGATCGATCTCAAAATATTCGTTGTTCAAACGTACAACCTTTTTACGATCTTCGTAACGTTGGATAAGATTGTAAATCTGTTTAAATAAGTTTCTAACACCAGTGTCAGCAAATATCCTAGCAATTAACTCTAACCGTCCTTGTGCATTTGTCAAGGCAGCTGTTACTGCGCCCGTTGTTACATGTGTTTTTAAAACATCAGCTGACAATCCTTGGGTTTTAGGATTGACACCAGTGCGTCCGCTTTTAATATCCTCCCAGTATTGTAGCATTTTAAAGCTATCACCACTCAATGGAGGTGTTATAATAGGCGTTAAGGCACTGGGACTACGGGTACGGACAATTCCACCTGGGCGGTTTGTTAAAAGATCGTCAATGTTTACCTGACCCTCAACAACTTGAAATCTACCGTTGTTGGCAAGGTACATATTGTCTAGTAAATTACGAGTCAGGGTAGAACGAATAAGCTGAATGTCTTGTACTGTCTCTGCGACACTTAATCCAAAAAACTTGTGTGGGATTGGAATTGGGCAAACTGTAGAAAACGGAATGTAATCAATAGGCTCAATATCTAACAACTCGTTACCAGCATGACAAATTTTATGCAAGACACTAATACCAGAGCCGTCCATGTCTATTTTCATGTATGACTCGTATATCTGAACAACTATTTCTGAGTCGTCGGAAGCCTGATTAGGATAGACATCTGTTGCATCGTAAGCATGGCGAGCCATGTACTCTTGAGACGTTGTAATATCGTCAGCACCCCCAACATACCCTGGGAGGGAATCTATAACGTCTGCATCATAGCCCATCCTTAGCAGATCACTTTTGGACTTGTGCGAACGGTGACAGATAAACCTAGCGTCTTCAAGCGTCTTAGCACCTCTGTTTATTAAAAACTCTTCCGGAGGTACGTTTTCAACAGTAACTTTACCGGTCATTACCGACCTTACAAAGGTAACATCATGCGAAATCTCTTCGATTTCTACAGGTTGGCCTGTCATAGGATCAAGTGCTTGCTTTACAACGACAGTTTCTGTATGCTCAATCTCGTCTAGTTTTTCGTCTTGTATTAATAAATTATATTCGTTGTTTGTTAAGTTTTCGTATGTTTCAGTTGTGGTTTTTTCAATATCTTCCCAATAGTGTTTTACAATGCCTACCTTCTGCATCAGGGCATCTAGGAACATATTGTATAAGATCATAAAACCATCGTTTTGCTTATAGAAAACATGGTTTACATATTTAGTAGCTTGGTCTGCAACGTCTTCGTCTTCTGGACCTTCTGGAACAAACTTGACAACTTTGTCACCAGCTGTGAAGATACGCATCAGGGACGGCATCATCCACATCAGGGTATCTTGAACGTCTGTTACAACAACCTGAGAGCGACCTTCTTCTTCGTTTCCAAAAGGCTCCCCGTAAAAGTACTCCATTGCCTTTTCGCGTTGGGAGCTAATCTCAGAATCCATATAGTCAGAGGAGCCGTTAATCTCTCCCTCGACCATTGATAAAATTTCATCATCGTCTAGGTTATGAGCCATGCTTTTTCTCTTTGTCCATTATACGATCCCTACACTGGAGTACTTGATTTCTTTTTCAAACCCGTATTTCCTGTAGTGCGTTTTGTTCTTCATTTGCTCTCCAAACCTCTCTATGGAAAGGGAAGCGTATCTCATTGCGCTTATAAGATCGTCTTTAATCGGCACCACTCGTCCATTTTTTCGATGGTAGAGACGCATTTCCTCAAGGGTTTCAACACAAGACATAAAAATTTGCAAGCGACCAGTTTCAAAGCGTTGCAGCATGATGCTAAGGCCCGCTTCAATAGAGTTGTTACCATTTAATTTACCCTCCGTAGGGGGATTGCTAAAGTGATCAGCTAGCATGTATACGCCAAGGTCTCTGTATTGCTGTGCTAACTGTATTCCCGACCCTTTGTCATGCTGTAACCCATCGTGGGGAAACGCTACTGGTATTCCCGGTGTTCTTGAGTTTAATACAGCTGCGTGAGTCAGTGGTGTTTCTTTGCTTCTCCGGTGTTCATCGTAGATATAAATAATATCATCATCTGGGTCGTAAGCTGCCCAAGAAACTGCTGTAGGGTGGTCATATCCAAAATCAATAGCGGCCAATCTTGGGTAATGATCTGGTATCTCAAAGTCCTCACATACTACATCGTCTTCAGATACAGGAAATACCAATCCTGAGCCAAATACAGGTATTCCCTTGGAACGCATATCCCTTTCAGCAGGGCTATAGACTGATAAAAGTTGTTCTTTTGTTTTTTCGTCTAGGTGTTCCACATCGTCCCAGGTTGCTGTTATCAAGCTCTGCCCAGGCTTTAGATCGTTCATAAAACTGCTTACTACTGACGTCATCCCACGTTCTGGGGTAAATGTCATGTAGACTATACCATTTGTATCTGCGGTTCTGGTTATGCATTGGGAAAATATTTCCTGCTTAGGTTCCTCATCAAGCCAGACAACATCAATAGCCTCGCCCATAAACTTTTCAAACCCTTGCTCATATGCCTTAAAACTGATCTGGGAGTTACCTCCACTCTTGTGTCTAACCAGTACGCTAGAAAAAGCATTTGGTACTCCTGGTTTACGAACTGTTTCTACAATATTGTCCAGGGGTACTGCCCCCGTTCCCTTTTTCAAGGGGTCTTGTGGGTTCCCAAATAGTTCTTTTTGAATAATGTCCCTTGTAGTGTCGTTTGATTCACCAGCTGCCCATGCCCTGATAGGCTTGTTAAATCTACGACCTTTCCACCACTTCGGGTAACTACCTGTTAAGTGATAAGACGTTTCAGCTGCTCCGCAATAGGTTTTCCCTACTCTGTTTGCAGCCATTAAAATTCTTTGAGCGCAATCCTTACTTTCCAAATGAAACCTAGTTTGGTAATCGTAAGGATCGTAATGCTCAATACGCCTTGTTTCAAACCGGCGTTGCTTTTCCTGGAGCAGCTTTAAAATTTCTTCTTTACTTACCACGTTGCAAAGGCACCACGTTTTCAGAAAGACGCTGGATTTGCTCGTCTAGCTCATCGTCTGTAAGCTCGGAAATCTCCCTAACAACTGTTTCCTGTTTGTGTACAGCGTCGTACCCAGCCCTTGATAGGATATCTCTGGCGGCGTTTAGTTTAACATTTTCTGAATCAGCTTCTCGCATTAGGCTTTCCAAGACAGACAAGGCAAGTGTTGCCGTTTCGCCTACTTTTTCCTTAATGCGTTTTTCAATATGGAGCCAAAGGTGCCGCTGTAACCTTTTAGACCTATGTCCTGCATGGGAGCCTTCAGCTTTGTACCCAGCTGCGTGAAACGCTTGCTCTGGCTCTAGGTGCTTGTCTACTAACTGGACGACAAACTCATATTCCTTAGAGGTCATTTCTTTGTCTAAGGGTTTTGGGTCTTCGTAGCTAGCAAACTTTCTTGTTTTCGGCATATGGTTTTTCTCAGTTTGTTTACGATTTGTTCTCGTAATGAAGACACTATTACAGGTGTGCCACCAAGATATCTAGGAATATACTTCATAACGTTATTATACTACAGATTTACAATTGTGTCAATAGGTTTTCAAAATACCCCCCGGAATGAACGCACTGGACTATAAAACAACTGACCACCACTGGGGGGGTCGCGTTCTCGTTTTGTTCCTAGTTTGTCCAAGGTTGAGAACAAAAGGGGAATAAAAGAGGACCAGGAGAACAAAACGTGAACAAAAGAGATCGAGAACAAAACGTGAACAAAATTGTACAATTGGAACAAAACGTGAACACCCAATGGTGTGACAAATTTGTCACTGTTGCTAATGCATCACTGTTGCAATAGTGTCACAGTGTTGCATCTGGGTAACAGTGTGACAATTGTGTCACAGTGTTGCAGGATTGCAACAAATATTTTAAAAGTGTGCGTGTGTGTGCCCATTGAACATAGTTTGGCATTGATATTGCAAGGTATGCGTTTGGCGAATGGATGCATATACAGGTATGCATTTGACGCATATGGTCCTAGAACGCTCTCAGAAGCCCGCTGATGCGCCTTGGCGATATGGTGCCCACGGTATGCAAAAATAATCTGCGCGAATGTAGCATAGTTGGCACGGCGTTTGCTTAGACAAATATCATGCCAGAATAAAAATGCATAATAGGCAAAATAATGCTTGTGATGATTTGGGCAGGATGCTAGGCTGTGAGAGTAATAGAGAACCCATAGAGATAGAGACAAGTTGTCTAAACTAAACAAAGGAGAACACAAATGGACGAACTACTAAAGACACTGCCCGAGATAATTAGTTTCGACGACGTAAGAGGTAGAAGAACACGAACATACAGCTTCAAACGGCCCCACGCGTTCATATCAGAGCACGGCGAGCTACTTATAAGCGGCGAACATGGGGACGATTTGATTGATTATTATGGAGACTGCCGAGGCGGTGGTCCTTACATCCACCCTGAACTTATTGAGTGGGCTGTACAACACGACGGCTATTGGGAGTGGGTACATCCGGGCGCGATTTGTTTCGTACGTTGACACAACGGAGCGCATCGATTACGGTGCGCTCTATTGTATCAATTGGAGGACTATCACAAATGTCAACTTTAAAACAGAGCCATGCGGCCATTGTGGAAGGTCGCACCATGTACAGCAAGAATGTACACACTCTTGACACCTATACACATAAGGCCCTTAAACCATCGACCAACAAGAAACTAGGCCGCAAGGTTACCAAGGGAAAACTTGCTGGGATGCCGATTTACACCTTAACCCTTGAGGAGCGAGCAACATGCGACAGGGCCTGCGAGCATTGGCTAGACTGCTATGG